CCAACGCATGTTCAGTGCCAAGGATTTAGATACTTTAATGTCTATGGTGATAATGAACAACACAAAGGATCACAAGCTAGCCCGTATTATCAGTTTGCTGTTCAAGCACAATCCACTGGTGTTATAAAAGTATTCGAAGGTAGTGAAGACTTTAAAAGAGACTTTATATCAGTTGACCATGTATTGGGTGTTCAATTTCAATTTATAAATCGCAACATTGAGGAGAATGGTGTTTGGAATGTAGGCACAGGTCAAACACGATCGTTTATGCAAGTTGCAAAAGAAAAGGCCGATCAGTACGGTGCCCTGATAGAAGAAATCCCATTTCCGAGACATTTAAGTTATAGTTATCAAACCTATACTTGTGCAGACTTAACAAAATTGCAACAAACTTTGGGTGGTTGACCAATAATGATAATCGTACTATAATGAGTCAACTATGAAATATTTTGCTTATGGAATGAACACCAATTTGGATCAAATGGCAACCCGTTGTCCGGGTGCTGTTAGTTTAGGTCCTGCATGGATCGACAATTACGAATTTGTGTTTCGCACACACGCTGATATTGCCAAATCCGCCGGCAGCATTTGCTATGGGGTGCTCTGGGACATTGAACCCGAACATCTACAAGCTCTTGACGCATTAGAAGGATATCCTTACTATTACACCAGATTCCGTGTTAGGGTAAACTTGAGCGATCATTCGGTATATGCACTAACATATCAAATGAATGACCAAACGTATATACAGGCACCTGGCGCTGGCTATTTAGAAATGATCACAGAAGGCTATCAACAAAACAGTGTACCTACCACACAAATTGATCATGCTATAAATATGACATGCTCATCATTGATCAAGACGACTGTGGAGTACCCGTTTACACCGTATGCAACGACCAAGGACTTTGTTTAATTAGAACAACCAATTCTGCAATTGCCTGGTTCGTACACGGTAAATCTCAAGGGATCAATCCGCAACTGCGTCTAACAGTGGGAGGCGACCCGGGCACTCGTGATAAAAAGGCTCCAATTTGGACGCATGTTCGAAAATTTACCAAACGTTGACGTTGACCTAAAATATATTTTTTGTTATAATTAAATTCTTAATTAATTTTTAGGACTTTTTATCATGGCATCTAAAAAACGCTTGCGCGAAAAGGCTACAACTGTAGCCAAACGAGTTCTCAAGGAACTGATTGATGAAGGTATGCTTACTGAAACTCAATTGAAAAAATTCAAGCAGGCTGCAAAAACCGGTGTTTATAAATTTCCGCGTTCAGAATTTGTTGATGTAGAGTTGCTTTGGATTGATTACGAAGTGCAACGTGATGTTATTCTACAACACATTCTAAATATTATTTCTCGTTTTGACCCAAGACTTTGCCATCCGGCAAGTGCATGCCTGATAATGGGCGAAGCTGAAGTTACTGTTTATGATGCACAACATCGTGTGCTCTCTTGTATTATATTAGGATTCAAAGAAGTTCCTGCTGCTATCGTTGAAACTGACGATGAACAGTTTCCTAGCTATGCATTTGAAAATCAAAACCATAGTGGCACTGTTGGACTGACTCCGGGCGACTTGCATCGTAATGCTCTGGTTCGCTTCAAGAAAGGCAGTCGAGAAAAAAACAACGTGAATGCTCGTGCTATTCAAGATCAATTTGATTCTTTAGGTATAGATCTCGAAAGCAAAAGTATTAGAAAAAGTGCTGCCAAGCGTGGCGACGGTGACTATTACTTTAGTCACTTTCAGTATGCTTACAAAGGTATCAAACTAGACGAAGACAGTGACAATCCTGGTCGTGCTCTGTACGAAATACTAAATGCCATTGCTAAAGTTTTTCCCGAAGATGAAGAAATTGACCAAGGTATCTTTATTGGACTATGGGAACTTAAACGATTGATGGGCGGTAAAGCCGGATTCCGTAAACGTGATGGCTGGCCAGACGATTGGATGATACAAGTTCTTAAGAAGGTCAAAGAACGATTCCCTCGCAGCCATGTGGTACACTCAAAATCAAAAGCTCAATGGAAACACATTACAGCTACTGGTTGGACTGCTCCAAAAGCCATGGCAAATTTCATACGAGAAGTATATGAAATGCAAGGCGGCGAATTAAACTTGCCTACTCACACTGTTGGTGGTAAAAAATTAACTGTGGGTATCTTCCCTAATGCAAATCATTATAACGATTTGTTCCGTATCACAGATGATGACAATATTGCCATTGATGAGGAAATGGTTGACGAAGATGCTGATGAAATTGGATGAACGACTTGACGGGTTTGTACCACCGTTATATACTCCGGTAACCAGGAACGAAGATTCCTACAATGAAACGGCTAGGTATTACAAGGACAAACTGGATTGGCTAGTTGATTTGCTGCCCACTGCCGAGCACGAACAACGACATCAACTGATTCGATCGGACATTGATGCAACTCTACGTGCCTATCACAAATACTGTATTGAAGAGAAAGAAGGTTCGCATTATGTTGAAGTTGGCGCAGACAGCACTGATTTTGAACATGTTATTCCCATGCGTATTGTTCGCGACTTGTTGATTGATGGGCGAATTACAGTGACCGAAGCCTTTAATGTACCCACTTGTAAACTAAGCAAAGACAAACATGCTGAATTAAAAAGACTTGGGTGGGAAAAAAGCACACCGTCTATCAAACAATTTTGGTTACGTTATACTCAAGTGTTCGCAGACATAGTGATCGAAACCTGCGATGGTCATGCAGTTGATTGTGCAAATTGGGACCTTACTCAGCATTACAAATATTTCAAGATCGCTTCAACTTGACAACCATATTACTTTACCTTTATAATACAGCATGAAAAAACAAACTGTAACAATGACCCCCGAAGGCGGACGTTGGTGGAGGATGCGTTTCGCACACTGGAGTATTCTTGCCATTGCGATTCTGCCAATATTTGTTCTGTTATGTGTATTCTTACTCAATCCACTTTGGTTCCGTGACGATTTGCTAATTTGGTTTGAGAACAAGATGAATGAGTTTAGTGTACGACGCAATAAACTATTGTATCGCATTTATTTGGGCATGGATCCTGAAATTTGGCATGCATTAAAGGATTAGCAACTGTTGCAAAAACAGCAACTTTTGTTGCAAAAAAGCAACAGTTGACCATAAAGACCCATTTTGCTATAATATTGGTATAGTAATTAATAAGGAGCGTACCAAATGGCTTACATGTCACAAGAACACAAAGCAAAGCTGGCACCCACCATTAAAACAATTTGCAAGAAATACAACATCAAAGCCAGCCTTTCTGTAAACAATCATAGCACCCTGGTGTTGACTGTCAAACAAGGCGATATTGACTTTGGTGACAACCGTATCCAGGTCAATCCTTACTGGTATCACGAACACTTTACTGGTCGTGCCAAAGACTTTCTTAGTGAAATTGTTCCTGCCATGTACGGACCGGATTACTTTGACCATTCGGATGCACAGACTGATTATTTTCACTGCTCGCATTATATTAGTGTTAACATTGGCAAATGGAATGCTCCATATGCCCTGGTCAAATAATTGTTGACCATAATTTTGTATTTTGCTATAATAATTAAAAATAACAATAACACTTCATTTAATCAATAAGGAGCTTTTATGAGTAACGCATTTGTTCGTATCAAATCCGGCGCTTATCGTACTACTGATGTGTCCGGTCGTGTATTTCAACTAGTAGACCAATATCGCAGTGGCGCCAAAGGTAGTTACGTTACCGTTAAGAATGGCGGTCAATTTCCTGGCTTTCCTGAAGACATCCGTGTCAAGGTAAACAACATGAGTGATTATGAATTTGTCACTGAAGGTGACGTAGCAGTAGCAGAATGTATCGAAGCAGAAGTTGCTGCTACGCAAACAGATGACGAGCGCATGGCTGAGATTGCTGAGCGTTTTGAAATCTTAACAGAGATGACCAAAGCTGCTGTCAGTGGCGACATTCGTGCCATGATTGTGAGTGGCCCCCCAGGCGTAGGTAAGAGCTACGGTGTTGAGCAAGAAGTTGAGAAGGCTCAATTGTTTGACCAAATTGCAGGCAAGCGCCTACGTGCCGAAGTTGTTAAAGGTAGTGCAACACCAATTGGCTTGTACCAAACTCTGTACAAGTACAGCGACAGCAATTGTGTGGTTGTGTTTGACGACTGCGATTCGATCCTGCTCGACGACGTTAGTTTGAACCTGCTCAAAGGTGCGTTAGATTCGGGAAAGAAGCGTAAAATTTCGTGGTTGTCGGAGTCCAGTACTCTGCGCCGCGAAGGCATTCCGGACAGCTTTGAGTTCAAAGGTAGTGTAATCTTTATTACCAACTTGAAGTTTGACAAAATGAAGAGTCAAAAGTTGCGTGATCACTTGGATGCACTGCAATCACGCTGCCACTACTTGGACCTTACACTTGACACCATGCGTGACAAGGTGTTGCGTATCAAGCAGATTGCACGTAGCGGCGAATTGTTTGCGGACATGGATATCAGTAACATTGGGCAGGACGAGATCATTGAGTTTATGAACGCCAACAAAAATAAGTTGCGCGAGATGAGTTTGCGTATGGCAATCAAGATTGCTCAATTGTACAAGAGCTTTCCTACCAAGTGGCAGGCCCTGGCTCAAACAACTTGTATGAAATCTGCGTAAGCAGAACCGTCCGAGGTTTTTGTTAGCTCCTTTTACTTCGGAATTTGCCCTACTTAGGTAGGGCTTTTTTTTGACTTTGAATTCGCTGTATGCTATAATACATGTATGAAAACATATACCTATGTTGAAGACTATTTGGAAGTTATAAACGGTGACCGTGATCCTGTTACAGGTAAAATTCACGGACTGTTTGATTCGACTCCACCTATCATTAGCTTGGCTAGATACGATGTACAAGTATTGTCTAGCATGAGTTCGACCACTCAAAGCGGGCGAGCATTAACCGACCGACAAGCTGATCTAGCAGTAAAATTAATTCTCAAATATCGTAAGCAATTGGAAAAATTACTTATTGGTATTGGCCCTATAGAACACCCAAAATTTCGATTGGGAGTTAGACAAATTGATCGTCGTAAATTATTATACGTTGAAAATGATCATATTGTTTTACAATTTCCCTACGACACAAAATTAATAGATGAAATAAGAGACCTTGCTAAACTCAGTCAAGGCACATGGCGATTTGACTCTGGCAAGAAAGCATGGTGCTTGGCTATTACAGAAACAAATGTGGTAGCAGCAAACGGCTTCGCTCTAAATCACGAATTTGAAATAGCCGACGAATTTACAACCTACGTACAAGAGATTTCAAAATGCGAACAAACTCCTTACGCAATTAAATTGATCGAAACAGATACAGGCCTGACCATTCAAAATGCCCCAAACAGTTTGACTGAAGCAGTCAAAAACGATTGCGGATTTGATTCTAGTAACATTGATTCGCTAGTTGATAATAGTAACATATACGGATACACAGTGGCTGAAGATATATTGGAAAAAATAGTTTCCAAGTATAATCCTAGAATATGTAACTTGATGACTTGTCAGGAATCTAAATTCAAACCCGATAGCGATCATACCATTTATGAAGATCTAATAGAATACGCTGAAATAACTGGACGCTATCCAATTTATGTTTATGAACCAGATTTGACCGGATGCCTATACGAAAATTTTGTAAAACAATATTTTCACCCGGATGATGTTCACCATGTCAAACAGCTCAAGTCCGACACTGACGCTGCACATAAAAAAGTAATTTACTTTAATAAGTACACAGCCGCCTGGGATCAACCTATATCTTTGTTGGTCAGTGGTCAAGGCATGATGCATGGCGGCGAAAAAACTTTATTGTTACAACAAGCCAAAAAGGTTGTGTACTTTGCAACGGAAGTATATAATACTAGAAATCTTAAAAAAAATTAATGCAAGCAAAATTAATAATCAGAGACGAAGTTAACGTAAAGATCGAAGGGCTTGAACTCGCAGATCGCAAACGACTAGTAGACAAGTTCAAGTACGAAATTCCTGGTGCACGTTATCAGCCCAGTGTACGTCTTGGACGATGGGACGGCAAGGTAGCCTTTTTCCAACTAGGCGGCAGCACCTACATCAACCTATTACCAGAAATACTTCCGTGGCTGGACAGTCACAATTACGATATTGAAATCGAAGATACCCGTGACTATAAGACTACATTTGACTTCCAAGAAGTCAACGAGCAGAGCTACAGTCATATTATGTGGCCCAAAGGGCATCCTAAAGCGGGCGAGCCCATGGAGCTCAGAGACTATCAGCCTGAGATTATCAACCGCTTCTTTGCCAATCCACAATGCGTACAAGAAGTTGCCACTGGAGCAGGCAAGACTGTTATTACAGCAGCCTTAGCAGATGGTGTTAGTGCGTATGGTCGCAGTATTGTTATTGTGCCCAACAAGAGTCTAGTTACACAAACCGAGCAAGACTTTGTTAACATGCAGTTAGATGTGGGTGTTTATTTTGGTGACCGCAAAGAGTTTGGGCGCACACATACTATCTGTACGTGGCAAAGTCTAAACATCTTGTTAAAGAATACCAAGAGTGCAGAAGCTGATATCACAATAGGCGAGTTTTTAGAAGGTGTTGTTGCAGTTATCGTAGACGAAACACATCAAGCCAAAGCAGATGCACTTAAAGAACTGTTAAGTGGACCATTTGGACAAGTGCCTATACGTTGGGGCTTGACTGGCACTATCCCCAAAGAAGATTATGCACGTCAGAGTATCTTTTGTATGCTGGGTCCAGTAGTGGGACAGTTAAGTGCCAGTGAATTACAAGAAGCTGGACATCTGGCACAATGCCACGTTAACATAGTTCAATTACAAGATCACAAAGAATACAACGACTATCAAAGCGAGCTTAAATATCTAGTAACCACTACAGAACGACTTGCGTTTATTGCCCGTTTAATTGATCGAATCAAAGAAGGCGGCAATACACTAATACTTGTTGATAGAATTGAAACAGGTAAGATATTACAAGCCGAGCTGAGTACATTGTTTAGTTTACTCAGTGATGCTCCTGATGTGGCCTTTGTTAGTGGTTCTACCAAGGCCACAGAAAGAAAAGAAGAATACGATGAGATTGCAACCGCTACAAACAAAATTATTATTGCTACCTATGGGGTGGCTGCTGTTGGTATTAATATACCCCGTATTTTTAATCTTGTACTTATTGAGCCAGGCAAGAGCTTTGTTAGGGTCATACAAAGTATCGGGCGTGGTATTCGCAAAGCGGAAGACAAAGATCACGTTGAAATCTGGGACATCACAAGCACATGCAAGTTCGCAAAAAGACATTTAACAAAAAGAAAAGCCTTTTATAAAGAGGCCAACTACCCTTTCACTGTAGAAAAGACCGAATGGCAATGAACGTGTTTGTTTGCGGCGATAGTTTTATGAGTCCTGATCCATTGGCACCTGGCAAACATTTTAGCGAACTATTGGGAGCAACAAGTTTAGCGTTACCGGGTGTTAGCAATATAGATACGTGTTTCCAGATAAAAGAAGCCATTGATAAAAAAGCAGACTATGTGATTATAGGCACAACAGATTCAGGAAGAATTGAATTGTCAATGACAAATAAAAATCATAACGATATAAATTTAGTAAATTTGAGAAACGGTGACTATATCTCAAGTACGATACCAACATTCATTGGTGAAGAACCAGACTTAAAACACAAATATAATTTAAGCTCAGAAGTACGTGACGCAGCTAAAAAATATTTCTTGCATATCTACGATAAAGATATTAAAATGTTAACAGATATGTGGGCTATTTATTTTTGGATATCCAAACTAGAATCATTGGATATCAGATACACATTATTATCTAAATCTTTTTGTATATATCAATATGCTAGAGAACACCCCACAGAGCCTTGGACCTTTCATACTGACTTTGAAACACAAGAACAAGCCTCTCATTTATTAAGAAAAGACATACAATGAGAATATTAACACTAGAAAACACAGCTTACGAATTAAACGAAGTACCCGATGAAATTGAAGATTTAAGATTTGCGGTGCTCGATAATAGTGATCCTAGATCACCAGATTATTTTTATATTCCTTTGATCTTCTTGGAAAGTTTTAACAGTCCGGCCCTGGTTCTCAGGATAGGAGATAATGTTATCAAGATGCCTGTGGATTGGCACGTATTAATTGGAGAACCAGATCTTGGTGATCTAGAAGTTGTTCCTCTTACCAGTATCAATGATCGAGGATTTAGCGTTTTTTGCTTTAACCCTATTACCAGTTTTAGACCTGAGTTCGCCAAGATTGAAATTATTGATATCTACCAAGATGTAAAATGGTACTTCCCCAAACTCAAGCCCGGCCAGTTACTGGCAGTGCCATTGGAAACCGGAGTAGAGAAACCATGGTGTGCGTACTTTGTTAAAGATATTTCTCGACAGAGTGAAGTGGTTGATTATTCAAGATGTTGGTGACAGTATGAGTCAGCTTGAACCCGGAGCTACCTATGTGTATGAACGTGAAGGCGGTCGTGTCTATGCACGTCGTGTGGGCAGTATAGAACGAACACTTGTTGGTGAAGACTTCTTGGAAGATATCCAAGCTCGTAGAACAGCTTTGGCTCAAGAATGGGAACCAATTGTGTTAGCAGCTGAACAAAATCCTGCTTTACAAGAAGCTATAGACCGTGTTAAAGTACTGTATGCATTAATCCACACAGAAGAAAACACAATACAACATCATCCAGTATGAGCGATAAACTAAACATTGCAAATGAAATGCGAGCATTTGATAGCAAGGATCGCAATTTCTACAAAGATTTAACCGATGAAGAACGTAAAAAGTTCAGTAACTTTTTAATGATACGTTGGGGGTCGAGTGTACAAGGCAGCACAGAATTACAACAATATTATCTGTTGAGTTGTAATGAAAATCTAAACAAACATTTCTTTGATCTAGCACGGTATCCAGAACTGCAATGGTTATCGGCGACAACAGTTAGTCCGGGCATGGGAAATTTTAGACACGACTGGATCAAACAAAAGAAACGTGAAGGCAGCAGTAACAAAGCAGTTAAGTTTCTAAGACAGATATATCCTGAATACAAAGAAGATGAACTTGAGTTACTGGCACAAATAAATGACACAGCTGATCTCAAGAAACTTGCACGAGAACATGGATGGGATGACAAGCGAATCAAGTCAGAGCTATAAATGCCGATATTGCGATAAACAGTTTCGCAAAGAAAGCACACTCACAGCGCATCTATGCGAACCCAAACGACGCTGGCAACAGGAAACTGAAACAGGTGTGCAGTTTGGCCTAAGGGCCTATCTACAGTTTTACGAAACCACACAAGGCAGCGCACGTCTTAAAAGCTATGAAGATTTTGTTTCTAGCCCGTACTACAATGCTTTTGTGAAATTTGGTAGATACATGATTGATATTCGCTGTGTTAATGCCAACAGTTTTACCGCCTGGCTGTTAAAAAACAATAAAAAATTAGATTATTGGTGTAAAGATAGTTTTTACGAGGAATGGTTACATGACTACACTAAAAAAGAAGCAGTCCAAGACGCACTTGAACGTGGCCTCAAGACTATGGAAGAATACGCCGGGGGAGATAGCGGTCTTGCTAGCTTTAGCCATTATTTTAAGTACGGTAATCATAATAGGATTTGTCATCATATTACCACTGGCCGTGTTAGCCCTTGGATTATCTATAACTGCGCTAGTGGCATTGAGTTTCTTGACAGTCTTGACGAAAATCTTTTGGCCATTGTTTTTCCTTGGGTTGATCCTGATTATTGGAATCGTAGGTTACAGGATTATCTAGCCGATGCAGAATGGTGCAAACATGTGTTGAAGGAAGCTGGATTATGATATTATATGTAAATGGAGATAGCTACAGCGCAGTATCTAACGGAAAACGATACAGTGATTTTCTTGGCGAGATTTCTGGACGTAAAGTAATTAACAACGCCATTCCTGGGTCATGCAACGACAGAATTTTTCGCACAAGTTTACGAGACCTAATGGGACTAAAATCAAAGTACTCTGACGTTATTGCAGTAATATCTTTAACTTTTCCTATACGTACAGAACTTTGGGATCAGCATATTAAAAATAATAAATTTCCCAATGACGGAGAGTTTACTAGTATTCAACCTGTAACCTCCAAAGATTGGTATCATGACAAGACTATTTCTGAGAAAAAATATAAAGAATTTTGTAAACAATTTTTAACTTATTATAATATTGAAGCAGAAACAGTTAAACTTTTACAAAATATTATTTTATTAACAGCTTGGTGTAAACAAAACAAAGTACCCTATGTAATTGTTTCTGGTACTTTGCAAGAACCTATTGATTTTACTGCGCCATTTGTTAAACCATTTTACGATGCTATGTTAAATGACAGTAATATAGTTAATATATTCAAAAATAGTTTCACTGAGTGGTGTGTTACCAATGGATTTGTTCCAATTGATAACTATACTCAAGAAATACACAAGAAAACTTATATAATTGGCCATCATGGGGAAGCAGCACACAAAGCATTTGCTAATTTTTTAATTGATAATTATTTTCATGAAATTTAAATCAGATATTGATATTGATGTGGCTGACCGAGTGCAAGCACTGGCCATGCTGGAACATACAGCAGCAAGTATCATTCGCGATGATAAAAATACTAAACACAATACTGGGGTATACTTTACCCCAATTCCTGTGGATCCCTTTACCGGAAGAGCAAGCCTAGACTATGAAGCGGCAGAAGATCGCGGCTACATTAAAGTTGATGTTCTTAATGTTGGGTTATATCAGCAAATCACAAGTGAGCATCATTTGCAACAATTGATGCAACAGGAACCTGCGTGGGATAAATTGTATGATCCAGAGTTCTGTGCTCGGCTGATGCACATAGGCTCACATTACGATACACTGATCCGGATGCCTGAAGCTGTAAATTCAATTCCTAGACTGGCAATGTTTTTGGCTGTAATTCGGCCTGCTAAACGACATTTAATTGGGCGAACATGGCAGGAAGTTGCTGCTACAGTTTGGGAACGACCTGCCGATGACAGTTACTACTTCAAGAAAGCACATGCGATCAGTTACGCACATCTAGTAGCAGTTAATATTAACCTAATTTCCGAACAAGAGTAATACTGCGTCTTTTGCTGCGTTTGGCAGCAATTTCTTTCAGGCTCACTTGCGGCCCAAATTTAATTTCCACATCTTTGCTGTTCATTGTCTTGACAACAGTTCTAAATGGCACCCATTCTGCTTTTAAGAACACATTAATGGGTATTAGCCTATTACTTTCCCACCACCACATTTCTGCTAGTTCTAAAAACTGCTGTTTTTGATCTAGAGTTCGTAAGGCTCCGTAATCGTATATTGTGGTAATTACTTCATCTAGGTTTTGTATTACGCCTATATACTCGTTTCCGCCGTATACCAAATATGTCAAAAAAGGGTACTTTTTTAATAATTCTGTATAATCAAGTTCAACCATTTCTACTTTTGCATTCCTCAAAGTGATACCTAGTCATATTTCCCCCGCCACCACTGGTGTTGCAATGTGGGCAGGTTACTAAATTAATTGTTCTTTTTTTGCCTTTAATTCCGGCCTCTTTTCTGATTTTAATTGTTTCCTGGAATTTTTGTAATTGTTCTAGGGTTTTTTCTTTACCTTTTAACGAATCGCTTATGCGTTGTTTATGCTCAACAGAATGTGATCCTATTATTTTACCCTTAAGAGATTTTGAAATATTATTACAATGATCTTTGCTTCTTGGTGGTAATTTTCTTCCTTTAAGGGCCGATGATATTTTAAATCTTGTTTCAGGAGATACAACAGCGCCTGCAGTTCCTTCTCCACCGTTGGTACGATTATGTAAAATTCCTGTACCTAAGTCTTTACGACCGTAATGTTCTATCAACATTGTTTCAACAGAATGTGCCGCTGTTTCTGTTAAATTTACAGCTAATAACTTGATTTGTGATTTATCTTTTGGGACTGTGACGGAATGTTGCTTTGAGTACATTCGAGATCCGCACCCCTTACCAATGTAATATGGGGTGTTGTCAGATTTACGCAAATATGCATAAACATAGTATTCTAACAGTTTAGTGTAATCAGGTTCGTCCATTTTTCAATAAATACAAGATAATGCAAATTCTAGCTTATTTATACCCAAATACAGTCACGGTCCAAATATGGGATCAGAGTATTTTCTCACCAAGGAACAGAGTCGTGTACAGTCGCCCAATCACCGTCTATCAAGGCATAGACAATCCTATGCAAGTTGTAGTGCTAAATCAAGACCAAAAACCTGTTGATCTTACAGGATATTTGGTACAAATGGATATTCAAGATCCTTTAAAGCAAGGCAGTGTAGAAAGTCTGTCAGTTACATTTACCAATATTTTAAAAGGTCGCGGAGCATTTACTATACCTAGAGATGTTGTAAATGCTTTAGATCAAAGATTTTATAAAATGACACTAAAACTTATTGAACAAGCTACGAATATTGAACGCCCGCTATACATTGACGCTAATTGGACAGCACCAATTGATTTAGAAGTTTTACCAGGTTGGTACGAAAGCATGCCATTGACTTTAGATAGCGATGAAGTTATAGATTCAGGAACAATATAATGACAATAACATATGATAAAACAGTGCTTTTAAAAAGAGGCAACACAGCAGTAAGCGTCACTTATACCGGTCCGCTCGGTGAAGTCACTGTTGATACGGATTTAGATACATTACGAGTACATGACGGTGTTACCCCGGGTGGTCATATTCTTGCAAATGTTTCACAAATTAACAGTAATATAAATCTATCAGCAGTTAATGCTAATGTAGCCGCGGCCAATTTAACTATAGCATTGACTAATGCAAACATCGGAGCATTTCAAACCTACGCTAACATTGAATTTACAGATTTATGGGCAAATGCCGCTGCTCAAACTATTGCTCTTGACAATTTTATAGCTGGAACTGGCTTCGCTACATCAGCTAATCTTGGTGCTTATCAAATATATGCTAATGCAAACATTGGAGCTTATCAGAATTTTGCAAATATAACATTTGCCGAATTGAGTGCAAATTTAGGAAACATTATTGTTGGCACAGGGTTTGTTACACAGACTGAATTGATAAACAATGTTAACATAATAAGTGCTAATATTGGCAGTTTCCAAACTTTTTCTAACGCCAATGCAGCAATTCAAAGTCAGGCATTATTTCAGGCAAATATAAACAATGCAGCCAATGTTATTGCAGCTAATGCATCAATTTCTGCATTGCAGACAAATGCCGCAATACAACAAACACAGATAAATGCATTGGATGCTAATATTGGTAGTTTGATTACTGGAACAGGTTTTGCTTCATTGGATCAACTTAACGCAAATGTTGGAATATTGAATACAAAATTAAGGGTTAATGTTGAAATAATAAGTGCAAATTTAGGTGCATATCAGATATTTGCGAATGCCAATTCTATTGCTCAGAGTAATTCAATTGATACTTTGTTGGCTAACGCAGGAACACAAGCAACTTCAATTAATTCAATGACTGCAAACATAGGTGCCTATCAGATTTTTGCCAATGCAAATGTGGTAGCAATACAAGCCAACCTAGGTTCATATCAGACTTTTGCTAATGCTAACATTACAACAATACAGGCTAATTTAGGTGCATATCAAACATACGCAAATGCCAATGTGGTTGCAATACAAGCTAATCTAGGCTCTTATCAAGTTTATGCCAATGCCAATGCAGCCTCACAAGCTTTGGCCTTAGATAACTTAACAGGTAATGCAGCCACTCAAGGTTCATTGATCAACACAATCAATGCTAATGTAGCAGCAGCCAACGCCGCTGTAACAACTTTAACAGCCAATGCAGCCACACAAAGTACTCAAATTACTTTGTTAAATGCCAATGTGACAGCAGCCAATGTCTTGATAGCTAGCTTGCAAAGCAATGCCGCTGTTCAAGCAAACATACTGGATGTGCTGTCTGGTAATGCTGTTACACAACAGTCAGAATTAGCTGCATTGGTGGCCAATGCTGCTGCACAAGGCAGCGAACTCACAGTGTTGATAGCAAATGCATCTGCACAGGCCGGCAATCTAACCACATTGATATCAAACGCTGCTACCCAAGCCACTGCCATAGACTCAATCACGGCCAATATTGGTGCTTATCAGACCTATGCCAATGCAAATGCAGCAGTTCAGGCGGCCACACTAACAACCTTGGTGGCCAATGCTGCTGCTCAGGCCCTGGAAATTGACAGTTTGACAGGCAATGCGGCCACTCAAGGATCATTAATTAATACCTTGGATTCTAACTTGGGCAGTGCAACAACTTCAATTACAACTTTACAATCAAATGCAGCCACGCAGGCTGTTGCAATCTCAAGTATTAATGCCAACATAGGGGCCTATCAGACCTACGCCAATGCCAATGCTGCTGTTCAAGCTGCAAGTATTACAACGCTTGTAGCCAATGCTGCCGCTCAGGCCCTGGATATTGACAGTTTGACAGCAAATGCAGCCACACAAGGCGCGGCAATTAACACTTTAAATGCAAATATTGGGGCTTATCAAACTTTTGCAAATTCAAATGCGGCCACACAAGCCACTGCTATTGACTCAATCACTGCCAACATAGGGGCCTATCAGACCTACGCCAATGCCAATGCAGCAGTTCAGGCAACTGGGATAAACACAATTAATGCCAATGTTGGGGCTTATCAGACCTACGCCAATGCCAATGTGGTTGTGATACAGGCCAATTTGGGTGCGTTCCAAACTTATGCCAACGCACAATTTGGACCCGCTGGTTATAGCAATACCAATGTGGCCGCATACCTGAATAATGAAAATATTACCAGCGCCAACATAGGTGCTTATCAGACCTACGCCAATGCCACATTTGGCACCAGTAACTATGGCAATGCCAATGTGGCCACTTATCTATCTGCATTTAACGGCAACATATTACCAAGCGCCAATGTGACCTATAGCCTAGGTAGCTCGACCCGTCAATGGAAAGATTTGTGGGTCAGTAACAACACAATTTATATTGGTAATGTTCCTATTACTGTCAGTAATGGAAATTTATTAGTCAATGGAAATTTAGTAACAGGCAGTGGCGGCAGTGGCACAGATGATGTATTGAGAGCAAATGTTGGTGCGTATCAAACATTTGCCAATGCAAATGCGGCTACTCAGGCCACAAGTATTAATACATTTAACGCTAATCTAGGTGCATATCAAACGTTTGCTAATGCAAATGCAGCCACACAAGCAACAAGCATTAATACATTTAACGCTAACCTGGGTGCATACCAAACTTTTGCCAATTCTAATGCTGCTACACAGTCTACTGCTATTGCAACATTACAAACACAAGTGTATGCCAACGCCAACGTGGCTGAATACCTGCCCACATACTCAGGTAATGTACGAGCCGAATATCTAATAATGTCTTTTGGTGGAATCATCACAACCGGTGCTAGTCCGGCACCAAGTATATCTGGATTTAGCTCAATTTCCACAACTGGAAATGCGTTCAACGAAGGCAACATCAGTGCATCTGGCAATTTAGTTGCCAACCGTGGCGCCTATATAACAGGTAATGTCACTGCTGGTAACCTAACAATCACAGGTAACCTTGATCAGCCCAATCGCGGATTTGGCAATGGTCCAGGAACCAATTTATACATCACCGCAGGTCACACCCAGGGCTGTAGTATACCGGGTGGTAACACCATAATATCCGGTGGATTAGGATATGGTGGCATAGCACACAACGGTGGTAATGTAACTCTACGCACAGGCGATTACTACTCCAAGCAATGGAACTTTGATTATGCTGGTAATCTAACATTGCCAACTACAGCAAATAGTGACACATCAATAGGTACTGCGTTTAATACAAACCCTCCAGGACATACTGTAACATTGAAACACAACGGAGGTGTGAGCGGTGGCAGCGGCGGCGAACTAAAATTTGATTACGGAAATGCTCAAATCAAAGTTGTTAAAGATGCTGGTACTACACAAACCTGGACTTTTGGCACAAATGGCACAACACAATTCCCTAATAGCTTAATACTAGCACCAGTTAGTCAAAGTATCACTATGCAGAGTGATCAATATTCACAGTTGATGTGGGAAAACGCTAATGTAACCGTGGCCCCAAATATGCCCATTAACTCAAACTTCTATGTAGCACAAGATAGTGCTACCTTGGACATTGGCTATCGCGACGGTAGTAGTACCCAAGTAATCAAATCGTGGTATTGGAATGCAGATGGCACCCTGACATTACCAACCGCTGGTCGAATAAATTTTGATTATCTTTCTATCAGCAGTGATGCCAATGTTTCTGCATTTTATGCTCCGGCTGGAAATGTTCAACTTGCTGCCGGCATTGGTGATGCACGAATAGTTGCAAGTTCCCTAAGTGATTCTAAAATCTGGAACTTTGGCGCAAATGCCAATCTAACACTACCCCAAACTGGATACCTGCGAGTGGGCTCGGGCATTGTGGCTGGATTTGCATCAAGTCCTGCTCCGGTCATTTCTGGATTCAGTAGCATCAGTGCTGAGAATTTTACTTTCCTGGCCAATGGTGTAAACATCTTGAGCACAGTGGGTGCTGGTGCATATGGCAACACCCAAGTGGCCGCATATCTGCTAAACTTTGATGGGGATATTGAATTTACTTCAAGCACAGCAAAGATTGGCAATGTGGATGTGATCACAGTAGGAGACCACATACGAAGTCCTGCCTACCAATTCAGCAACGGTGTAAGTATTTTTAGTGGTATAACTGGAACATACAGCAACACCAATGTGGCCGCATACCTAACGTTGGGTGTGACCACTGCCAATTTAACCGCAACCGGTAATATCACACAACAAAGTGCCTATTACGAAACATATGGTAACATAAGTAATACTGGCGGCAACTTGACTTGTAACTTTAATCTTGGCACAGTATTTTACGCTGCATTAACTGCCAACGTAACAGCAAACTTTACCAACGTCAATGCAATCGCAAGTACAGTGACTGGTGCTACTATCATTGTTGACCAAGGTGCCACAGCCTATCGTGTGGCCAACGTACAAGTCAACGGTGTCAACCAAACTATTCAATGGGTTGGTGCCACCGTTGGGACAGGCACAGCAAGTAATACAGACATCATGAGCTTTAGCTTGATACACCTGGGCGGCGCTGCTTATCGGGTGTTGGGCCAAATTAGTAACTATGGATAACCCATGAAATTTGCAAGATTTAGTGCGTTACAACAGCCAACACAACGGATTTATAAAAGACTTGCAGTAGTGCCAGCTGGTCCTACATTGGTTTACGATCTAGATGCAGCCAACTACTCAGCTGTGCCTGTCACTGGCTCTACTGTGGCCGGCACTGGTGCATTTACCATTACAGTGGCCAATGCCGGATCTAGCATCTCCTGGCAATCTGCCAACGGTGGGGTATTTAGAAAAAGCAACAACGTGGGCACTGATTTTATCTATGGTGGTCCAGACTATGTCACTGCACAAAGTTACACAGTGTTCATGGCCTACAAACGCATAGCAACTGCTGATGGTAGACTGCTGAACACACAAAGCGAAGCCAGTAAAGACTGGCTTATGGGCCTGTACAACGGCCACGACCAAACATTCTATCCTAACTTTGCAGTTAACCTGCCGTCATCGGGTGCTGATCTCTTCTGGCATCTTGATTGGGCTACTTGGAACACTTCAACAGGTCTAGGACAACTATATTCTGCAACTAGTGTCTCGCCGTCAAGCGTGGCATTTTCTGCAACCAATGCTGGTGGCGGAGGTTTCAATCAGTTGCGATTGTTCAGTCGTTCATCAGGCAGTGAAGTACAAACAGCTGATATAGCATTTATCAAAGTGTACAACGGTGTACTGACCCTGGCACAGATTCAAGCACAATACGCCGCATACAAAGCAAGATTTGGATATTAATATAATATGATCATTGGCGGCGGAATCACAATTCAGACCAAATTTCACAAAATTTTGCAGCAGACAGAGCAAGATTCGGCGTATAAAAGCATAACATTTGTAAGTTCAGTATGAACCAATAAGTATAGTATGATCATATTATACACCTTAATACTCACACACATCACTATTGCATGTGTTACCCTTTATTTGCATCGCAGTCAAGCACATCGAGCAGTAACATTTCATCCGGTGGTAGCACATGCCATGCGTTTTTGGCTTTGGTTAACTACCGGCATGGTCACAAAGCAATGGGTGGCTGTGCATCGCAAGCATCACAGATTCTGTGAACAGCCAGACGATCCACACAGTCCAAGACAGGTGGGTCTGTGGCGTGTGCTATTTGGAGGAGCACTACTATATCATGCGGCAAGCAAAGATACGGAAATGGTTGATACTTACGGTCGTGGCACTCCTGATGATTGGATCGAGCGTCGCATATACACGCCTCACAGCCGACTTGGCATTGGCCTTTGCCTTG